TCACGGGGTCATTTAATGTTTGGATTGAGGGATTTTAATGGGAAAGCAAACACAAGATAAGTTTTATTCAGATTTAGATTTAACATTCACTATTCATCCATTGAATAATGATATTTCAATGTTATACGATGAAAGAAGTATTGATCAGAATATGTATAATGTAATGATGGGTAATAATGGAGATGCTAAATTCCATCCAGAAAAATGTATCGGAATACGTGATATGTTGTTTGAACCTATTAACATTTTAACAGAAGCAGATTTAAGAGCAAAAATTGAATTTATATTACAAATGTGGATGCCTAGAATTAAAGTTATCAAAATTGACGTTATTCAAAATGTCAATGCAGATGGGTACAATGTAAGCATTACATATAAAACTATAAATATAATTGATGAAAGAACAACAACACTATTTTTAGATAGGATTAGGTAAGAAATGGCAAAAAATTTGAAAGTAAATGCTCTTGATTTTGATGAATTAAAAGCAAATTTAATTGAGTTTCTACAAGGGCAAGAAAAGTTTAAGGACTATAACTTCTATGGTTCTGGATTTGATGTAATATTAGATTCCCTTACATATAACTCTTTTTATATGGGTACATTTGCTCATTTGTTAGCAAACGAAGCATTTATTGATTCTGCTAATCTTAGGGATTCCTTAACAAGTAAGGCAAAATTACTCAATTATATTCCAAAATCATCATTTTCTGCTATTGCGGATGCTAATGTTGTATTAGATATTAATGCTGAAAACCAACCTACAGATGAAAAATTTCTGATAGAAAGGGGTACATTTGCCAAATCGACAAATTCCGTATCAAGTTTAGTACGAAATTTCATATTGATTGATGATGTGTATATTTACAATAAATCAATTGATGCGAGTGGATTTGATTATCAGTCCGATACCTTACAGATTTATGAGGGTACATTCCAAAAGGATTATTATACTAAAGATGTTTCTCAAAATTCTACATGGAATCAGATTTATAGACTAACAGTGAAAGATGTTGACTACCGTACTATTCGTGTTAAAGTTTACCCAAATGATACAGCAGAAGATAGCAATTTTGTATCATACAAATTAGCATCCGATTTTATGCAAATTGATGGTGCTAGTAACATATTCTTTATAACAACCGATGATAAGGGTTATTATGAAATATTATTCGGAAATGGGGTCTATGGTCGAGAACTTGAAAATGGAAATTATATTGAAATTTCTTATGTTGAAAATCAAGGTGAACTTGGAAACGATGCGAGAGAATTTCTATACAATGGTAATGATTTAATCGGTAAAGATGGATCGGTTATTGATGTTACTATTAATACTGAAATGGCATCTGATGGTGGTCGAGGTGAAGAAACCCTTGAGGAACTTAAATACAACGTACCACATCATTACAAACGTCAAAATCGTTTAGTCACAATCGAAGATTACAAATCAATCCTTTTATCAGAATACAATAATATTCAATCTATAAATGTTTTGGGTGGTGAAGATAATTATCCTAAAGTCTATGGTCGTGTATTTATTTCAATTAAACCCAAAGTAGGTGATATTCTTTCATCTAAGGCAAAAGAAACTATTCAAAAAACAATATTAGAAAAGTATAATATTGTAACAATAGATACTACAATTGTTGATGTTGATTTCTTGTATTTAAACTTGACTAATCAGACGAAATTTGATCCATTACAAACCGATTTATCTTCTGGACAAATTGCCAATTTGGTTAATGATACAATCAATAATTATGATACTAATCAAGTGTCACGTTTTGATGGATATTATTCAAATGCTAATTTATACGAAAGTATTTTAAATCAAGACGATTCCATAATTAGTACGTTCAACTATATTATGCTAGAAAAGCAAACTAAACCAGCATTTGAAACTTCACAATCTTATACAATAGATTTCAATGGTAAACTTGTGAAAAAGTCTATAATTTCAAATGAATTTACATTTAGGGGTTTACCTAGTCATTTTGATGATGATGGGATGGGAAATATTGTGATTCATTATGAGAGTTTGATAGACGGTACAAAATACACCTATCTTGATGAATACTTTGGTACGGTAGATTATGATACGGGAATTATTAACACATCTAACATTGTAATAGATGAAATTGTTAATGGTGATTTATTGATAACAGAATCAATGCCTATAGAACCCGATTTTTATCCATTAAGAAACAACATTATCAAAATTAATAAGGTATCAGTTACAGTGACAGAATATGACAACAATAAATAAACTTGCCCCATTAATATCAAGTCAATTACCTAGTTATGCTCACAAAAAGTACCCCACTTTTGTAGCATTTATAACTACTTATTTTGAGTGGTTAGATGAAGAAAACAATTTTGCGTATTTCTTGAATGAATTTAACGCAAATATGGATATTGATCAATCTAATGATAATTTTGTGGATCAGTATTTGCAAGAGTTTGTTGAGGGTATTCCCACTTACAATTTAGAAATTCCAAAGAATGATTTAGTAAAGTACATTAGAGAATTCTATATATCAAAGGGTACTGAGGAATCCTTTAAATTCATTTTCAGAATCCTTTATAATAAAGATGTTGCTATAACCTATCCTAGAGAATTGATGTTGGCATCCTCGGATAATATTTACGAGGGTGATTTCATAATGAATATCACCAAAGACGTTAATAAAGAATATTTCATTACAGATGAAAGTATTATTTACATTTATGATAAATTGTCAGGATTGAGAGCATTTGTCGATGAAATTAAGGAAAAGGTAGATGTATTAGGAAATCATTATTTTGAGGCATATTTATCATCTTTCGATCATGGGTTGTATGAACAATTGGGAATGGAATTAAAACTTCAAATTGACGAAGTTATTTACAATACTAACGTGATTAGAACTATCAATGATATTATTATTGAAGATCCAGGTATTGCATTTGAAGTTGGAAATGATATTTACATTGATACAAATTATGATAATGGTAATAGTGGATTTAATACTAAAATTGTGGCAGTTACAAAGGGTCGAATTGAAAATATAGCAATCAATCAATCTGGAGATAATTATGTTGCTGGAGATTATATTCAGGTAGATTTATCTGATTTAACATTAGGGTATGGATTTTCTGGTATTGTCAAAGAAGTAGATGGATCGGGGGCGGTTATTGATGTTGAAATGGTTGCAGGGGGATTCAATTATGAAGATGAACAAGTTGGAATAATCACAACCAATTATTCGGGAATAGAACCAATTTTTCCAGCAACATTCATATTAAGTGGGGATTCATTAGGGTCAATTAAAAACTACAAAATTCAAGATAGTGGCATAGTTTATGATGAAGAATTAATTGTATTAAAAACTACAGGGGGTCGTGGTGAAGTATTGAAACCTGTTTTTTCTAACATCTTTGAAACTCCTAAACGTACAATTAATCAGAAAGGGTTTACAAGTTACAACAATGTATTAACTGATAGTTGGTATTATCAGCAATTTAGTTATTTGGTATCAAGTTATGAACAACCTAATCAATGGAAAACTGTAGTCAAAAATATCCTACATCCAGCAGGATTAGTACAATTTAACCGATGGATTTATGAATCAGGATTATTCAGTGATGATATAATAGGATTTACAGGTGGAGAAACCTTTATTAGTCGTGTATTAAATATTATATCAGATTTATCATATAGATTTTTAATAGGTGTTGTAAGTGAAGCAGTTACCGATAAACAGATAATAAGTGAATCTGGTTACAGAATGGTTGGTCATAATGTCCGAGATTTGGATTCTGAAAAATTTGTATCAAATTTCAATTGGGGTATTTCAACTTTTTACGAAGAAAGCATTAATTCTGTATTGAATGGAAAATCAAGAGAACTAAATACTACTAACGAACCATATATAACACAAACAATCACATAGGATAGATAACGTGGCATCAATAATTAAAGATAAAGCAAGGGTATTTAATGCGAACCAATTTTTGAATTTGTTTTCAAGTGGTTCTACTCAAACTTGGAAAGCAGGGGGCATTTATACTACTAATGATGTGGTTATTAACAATAGTCGTGAATATGTTGCTACTACTTCTGGTACAGCAGGGGGAACTCCCCCAACTCATACAACTGGAAATGTTTCTGATGGTGGTGTAATGTGGCAATATGTTAAACCAGCAAAAGTAACCAATTTCTATAATAATAATGTATTTATGTCGTTGGGTAAAACAACGAATTGGCCTGATGAACAAAATCCACCTCAAGCAATGAATTACACTGAACAAGATTATAACGATTTGTCAGATTCAGTATTTATGAAAAAATTAGGATCTGCTAATGCGGCAATTGGAATTATGCGTAATCAATGGACAAGTGGATTATTTTATGATTCCTATGTCACAAATGTAGAATTAGATACTATTAAGTATTATGTTACTAACGCTTCAAATCGTATTTACATTTGTATTGATAATAATGGTGGACTTATTCCATCAACATCCGAACCTACTGATACAAATACAACCATACAATCTTTTAAAACGGGGGATGGTTATACTTGGAAGTATATGGGGTCTGTTTCAGATTTAAACTTTATCGCAACGGATTATGTACCAGTTGCTAAAATCTTGAATGATAATGGATCAGATCAATGGGAAATTCAACAAAATTCAGCACCAAATTCATTAATGTTTGTCGATGTTTTACAATCAGGGTCGGTATTTATTGATGGAATTCCTACTGTAGATATTGAGGGAACGGCTGTTGCAACTGCGACATTAAGTAGTAATGTATTAACTGAAATCACATTAACAGATGTTGGGGCAAATTATACAAAACCACCATATTGTGCCATTATACCACAAGTAGGAACAGATAGAGATAATCACCAACCAATTATTACAACAATTGTTGATGGTGGTGGTGCGGTGACAGGTTTTGATATTACAAATGCTGGTCAATATAATAATGGCGTATATCCTGTTACAGCAACGGTCACTTCTGGAAGTGGTACGGGTTGTGTAATTACTCCATTATTTACAGGATTTGTATTAACAGGATTTACAATTGTAAATCCTGGGTCAAATTACACAAATTCTGATACTGTTAATCTGAATGATGGGGATGGGGATGTTGAAGCACACGATGTAATAATTGAAGCGAATGTTGGTACATCAAGTGGTTTAGGTTCTAATATACTTGAAGATTGTAACGCTAAATATATCATATTAAATGATGATTTGATAGGTAATGAAGCAGGGTATTTTGATACTGATATAGGTTTTAGACAAGTTATGTTGGTTGTTGATCCATACGATAATAGTGGAGATATTGCTTCCGCATTGAGATATTACGGTCCATCAGGGACGGGTTATGCAGGTGCTTCCGATAATCAAAAAGTGTCTCCAGGAACGGGTAGTTTGATTTATGTCGATAACATTGAAGTAATTGAAAGAACTACTAACCAACAAGAAAACGTAAAAATAATTTTGAAATTTTAAGAGTATATAGAAACTATGGCAAAAATGACATTTAACACAGATCCATATTTTGATGATTTTGATGAAACTAAGAACTTTCATCAAATATTATACAAACCTAAATTTCCTATTCAAACAAGGGAAGTGAATCAAACTCAATCTATTCTTAAAAATCAGATTGAAAGATTTGGTGATCATATTTTCAAACACGGATCGGTAGTATCGGATAGTATTCCAAATTATGACAATGGAATGAATTATGTCAGATTGAAAGATTTAGACACAAACAATCTTCCTGTTCAAACTGACTTAATGGTAGGTAAGAAAATAGTAGGTAAAACTACAGGTGTTTCTGCTACTTGTCAATTATTTACTATAATCACGGAACACGATCCAGCAACAATCTATGTCAATTATTTGACAAGTTCAGAGGATGGATTAGAGAAAGTTTTTAAAGACGGTGAAGAATTGGTTGTCTATGATGATCAAAATAATTCAATCTATTCATGTTATGTAAGATGTCCTACTTGTATCGGATCAACCGAACCTGCTACTGAAACTATTCCACCTACAGGCAAATGTGCGATATTTACTGTAACTGAGGGAATTTATTACATATTTGGTTCTTTTGTTTATACTCCTACACAAACTATCATTTTAGCAAAATATACAACTACTCCAAATTTGGAAGTTGGATTTAATATTGTCCAAACGGTTGTTACGGAACATGACGATCTAAGTCTGTTAGATAATTCGTTAGGTTATCCAAATTATACAAGTCCTGGGGCAGATCGCTATAAAATTCAATTAAATTTAGAGAAATCACCTACAGGATCAAACCCTCAAGACAATTGGGTATTACTTGCCCGTATAGAATGGGGTGTATTGAAAGAGATTAAAGATAAACCACAATATGCCGATATTATGGATATGATGGCTAGACGTACCTATGATGAATCAGGTGATTATACTGTTAGATCATTTTTGATCAACTTTACTAATTTCTTAAAGTCTACTCCAAATTCAACTGATGGAATTTTTTATGCTGATGAATCCGTACCAAACGAAGATTTAGAAAAATATAAAGATCAATTTGTTTCTGTTATGAGTCCAGGAAAAGCGTATGTAAGGGGTTATGAAATTGAAAGATTAGCATCCTCAAATCTTATTATGGATCGTGCTAGGGACGAGGGTACAATTGAAAATACAGCGATTCGTTATACTCAAGGAAATTATATCTATGTTGCTACAAATCCACAATCAAATACATATCCATTAAATGATACTGCTACTGAAAAGTATGCGGTAGATTTTGAAGATATTTCATTTTATGCTGATGATAATCCTTGGACAAATGGTACGCCAACTTCTCCAGCAATCGGTACTGCTAAAGTTAAATCACAATTGAATACAGGCAAAACTATTAAAGATTCTACAGGTGTTACCGATGTACCTGTTTTCAAATTGTATTTATTTGAAATGGTTATTAATGATGGTTATACCTTTGTTGATGTTATGTCGTCATACAAAACAGGAATTAATACTTTTGCTACTAAAGTTTTGACAGATGATGAATGGACGGAAATTGATGCTGGGGTAGGAAATGGTTCTGGATTAACAGATCCATTAATTTACGATCCTAATGACAATATGTTAATCACAAAAACTAAAGAATCTTGGACAAGTGGCATTAATAATGTTACAATGACAACTAGGAAGAAATTCACAGGACAAGCATCCGCTGGTGGTGATTTTGTTTTTTCTACTGGAAATGGAGAACTATTTGAATCGTTTAATTCTGATAAATGGATATTCTCTGAATTAACAGGTGCTAATTATATTTACAAAGTAGTAGATTCTAGTCAAGTAACAATTTCAGATCAAGGAACTAATCAACAAGCAACGGTGACAGGTTTTGGTTCTAATCAAGAATGTTGTGTAATTTGTGATGTAATTACATCAAGCGTACCAAGCAAAACCAAAAATTTAAGAACTGAAAATAACTATACTGTCACATTAAATGGTTCAAATTATCAAGATTGGCAATCATTACAAAAAATTGATGGTAGACGTATATTATCAATTATTGATATAACAGATCCTAATCCCGAAAACCAACCAAATGTTATCAATGATTTTGATTTTGACGATGGATTAAGAGATAATACTTATTCAATGTGTAGAATAAGAAGAAACTTAGATTCCCAACCAGATTATAACGGTTCTAATAATGCTCAATACAATGTCAATTTTGAATACTTTGAACATTTGAATACTAATAATGGTTATATGTTTACAGCATCATCATATCAGACAATGATAGATGATCCTAATCAAGATTTTGATTACGAGGATATTCCTGTATACACTTCCCAAAGTGGTGACGATTATGAATTAAGACGTTGTTTTGATTTCCGTGTTGACGAAGAAGATGATGGTCAAGGTGGAGAGTTTACCGATACTGGATATATGCCTAGTCATGATTCTAATATAATTCATGATGTAACATTTTACTTACCTAGAATTGATAAAATCGTAATTGATTCTAAAACAAGTCAATTTGTTGTAGTTAGGGGTATTCCAGCAATCAATCCACTTGAACCAAAAACACCTAAAAATACAATGGCAATATACACTGTCAATTTAGCACCTTATACGTTAGATGTTAAAAAGGATGTGTTCAAAAAATACGTGAATAATAGACGTTTTACAATGAGAGATATTGGTAAAATTGAAAAACGTGTTGACAATTTAGAATATTATGTAACCTTTACTATGTTAGAAAAAGATGCTGAATCCACTTCTATCAAAGATGCTAATGGTTTAGACCGTTTCAAAAATGGATTGATTACTGATAATTTCAACACCTTTATTGCTTCTGATACAAAACATCCAGAATTTAAAGCATCAATTGATGTTAAAAAATCTGAAATGGGACCAGCGTTCAAAACAAGAAAAGTTGAACTTGCTTTAGATACAGATAAGTCTAGTAATTATCAAATTAGTGGAGATATTATAACACAACCTTATACTGAATTCATATTTCAAACTCAGAAAATGGCATCTAAGACAATATCAGTAAATCCTTATTTTATTTTCAATTGGGAGGGTGTTGTAGAATTAATCCCAAAATATGATTCTTGGAAAGATGTTGATCGTCAACCAGATTTAATTGTCGATTTAGATTCAGGTTTACAGGATGGTAAAGATTTAGAAGATGGACAATTAAATGAAACTTTATTTGGAAATTGGGAAAATGTGGAAAATAATGTTGCTGATGTAGATGTCGATGGTGTTATATCCACTAAAATTGTGGGTGAAAAATATGGGGATATTGAACTTACCAATGAAAGTGGCACAAGGGCAAACGATGGATCAACTAAAAGAGCATCTAGTATTATTGTCGATATTACTACTCAAAAATCATTGGGTGATAGAATTACAGATGTTGAATTATTAGCATTTGCGAGAGAACAAGATATTCAATTTGTTGCTACATCAATGCGACCTAATACAGTAATTTATCCATATTTTGATGATGTACCTATTGCTCAATTTTGTAGACCTTTAAATGGTTCTAATGGTGATCAACTTAAAACATCTAATGACGGTCAATTTATTGGTGTATTTAGTTTACCAAATACAGATGAAGTTAGTTTTCATACGGGTGATCGTATATTCAGATTAACAGATTCTAAGGATGATTCTCAAGATGAAGATGAAGTAACCGCAACGGCATCAACTGTTTTTTGGTCTGGTGGATTGAAAACAGAAGTACGAGAAGTTAAAGTTACACAAACTGAATATGGTGTTGAACAGGCGGCTTGTGTATGGAATGGTGTTGTTTATAACGAGGGTGATCAATTAGAAACATTTATACACGATGAAAGACATCCTGGAGGGAATACAATTAAAGTTGAAACTTCTCCATTTTCAGATGATAGACAATGGGGAGGAAAATGTGAAAATTCTAGTTGGGTACAAGTAGATCCTATTGCTCAATCATTTTCAGTTGAAGTTGAACAAAATGGTTGCTTTATAACAAAGATGAATGTTTTCTTTTCAGCGAAATCTGAGGATGCTTCACTTTGGTTAGAAGTTCGTGAAATGGATAATGGTTATCCAGCACCAGCAATTTTACCTTATAGTCGTGTAGTTAAACAACCTAGTAGTATTGAATTATCAGATGATGCGAGTGTAGGGACAACTTTTGTATTTGATGCTCCAGTTTATTTACAAGGAAATACAGATTATTGTTTTGTCATAGGGTCAACTGATTTGGCATATCGTGTACACGTAGCAAAATTAGGTGATATTTCTACAAATGGGGCAATGATTACAAGTCAACCTAGTATGGGTTCTTTATTCAAATCTCAAAATAACAAGACTTGGAACGCTGAACAATCAGAAGATATTAAATTCAATATGTACAAAGCAAACTTTGGCATAGAACCTATGAAACTTCATTTTGTCAATAATGGGTATGATGCTGATAATTTACCATACAATCCTATTGAAACTCAATTTGATTCTAATATTGTTAGAATACATCATAGAAATCACGGATTCGTTATTGGTGATAAATTCTCATTAGACTTATTAACAAAAACAGAATTTCAAGTTGTGATATTATCTGGAAACTTAATCATTGGTCAAATATTAACCAATGATCCTAATCCTGCTAGTACGGGTGAATGTACTGTAACATCTGCTACTTTCATTGAAGATACAACAACACCTAGCGGTCATGCTGGAAAACGCTATAATATTAGAGTTAAAGATATTGTGGGGTATATTAATGCTGGAGAGGGTCAATCCTTTACATCAAATCAATACATTGAAGAAGTTAAATCATCATGGGTATTAGAGAAATTAGATATTGATCAAAATGCTATTAATGAGCATAATAAGAATTTACAATCTTGTGTAGGTTACTTTGAAGAATCTTTAAATGGTGAAATTAATGGTATACCAATAAATGATTTTACAAATCCTGTACAACCTTTGAATATTATTACAGTCGATTCTATTGATAGTTATTCTATTGAAGTTGCTACAAATGCAACATTAACTGGATTAGGTGGTGGTGATGGTGGAGTAGTTCAGGGTCAAATTCAACTTGATATGTTCAATCTTAGTATGGATATTAAGAAATATGATTGTACTACAAGAGGGGAAATGATGGGTATTACTCACTCAGGTACAAACGCATTGTTTGATAATTATAATCCGATTCCTGAAATAATTCCATTCAATGAAAACTATACAGAAACCTTGCCACAACCATTGAAAATTGCGAATGAACATAACTATGTTGGAAATTCATTAGATATTGATATTATTAATGAAACTATTAATGGTGATACAAATTTGACACCTATAATTTCAATTCCATCAATTTCATTTACGTCAATTTCAAATCGTATTGATTGGAATGATCAAGCACACTATGAAGTTGCTCCAAATAATGATCCACAATGGGATAGTACACCACAACCTGATAAAGCAAGATGGGTTGATGAAGTCGATCCTCTAAAGGGTGTAGAATCACCAAAATATGTATTGAAAAAGGTTACATTGGCAAATCCAGCAACGATGTTAAGAATCTATGCTGATGTTTTTAAACCAAATAATACTACAGTTGATTTCTATTACAAAACTTTACCAGTTGAGAAATCATCTGGTTTAGAAAACGAACCTTGGATTTATGCACCTTATGATGCTGAATTCGTTTCATCTACTGTTAATGAATTTATTGAAACTAGAATAACAATAGGTGACGAAGATATTGCTCAAACTCCGATTCCAGATTATAAGGAATTTAGAGTTAAAATGGTACTGAGAAGTAAAAACTCAGCAGTTCCCCCAAGAGTGAAAAACTTTAGAGCAATTGCTGTTACCTAAATATTATACAGAGGCAAAAATGAAAAGAAAAGTAGAAAATACAACTTACATTAAAGATACTGAAACAGGGGTTATTATCAATTCAGATAATTCCGCATATCGCCATGCTAGGGCAAGACGTTCAAAAATTAAACGAGATCAAATGAAAATTACAAATCTTGAAAATGAATTGTCTAATATGAAAAAGCAAATGATAGATTTAATACAATTGGTTAAAGGTTCAACAAATGGCGATTAATAAGGTAAATGATAATACAAAATTCATTCAATGGAAAGATATTACTAATCTACTTATTGATGCTATTGGTGACTTGACAACCCTTACAACTATAGAAAAGAATACTCTTGTAGGTGCTATTAATGAACTTAATGCTAATATTGGTAATTTAGCACTTCTTACAACGGATGAAACAACTAATTTAGTTGGTGCTATTAATGAACTTGATAGTTTAATTGATGTCAATATTGCCGATATTATAGCAATTTATTCAAGTATTGGTGTATTGGCAAACCTTACAACGGATGATAAAACATCTTTAGTAAATGCTATTAATGAAGTCGATGGTTTAGTTAATACCAATATAACAAATATCGGTACAAATACTAATAATATTGGTACATTGTCAAGTCTCACAACGGATGATAAATCAAATTTAGTAAATGCTATTAACGAACTTGATGCCGATCTTGCTACTCAAAATAGTGCTTATTTTGAAAACTTTGATAATAGTCGTTTCTCCGCTGATACTGGTAAAACTATTACAACTTTCAATAAAGGTACATTATTCAATAATCATAATTCATCATCAATGAATGTGGGTGATAAATTCATTGATGATAATGCTAATAATGGTGGTAGTGCTGGAACTATGGGTGCTGATGCTCTTTCATTATTGGCAAAATTGGTTGTAGAGGGGCGTGTTGAACAACGATATGGATATGAATTCTTTATCAATAAAATAATTTCTGGTTCAGGTACGGCAGATCCTCAAACTGTCAATGTAATTGATTATTATCCTCAAACGATTTCAAATGATAAATTCCTTGGTGATATTGCTTCTAATATTACTTGGTCTGGTTATATTCAAAATATGGATGCAACTAATTTAGTCGTTCTTGGTAATGCTAATGCAAATCTTTCTACATACATTGATGGAATTTTACAAGCAACACCTTATGAATTAACAAATGCTACAGGGTGGGTACACGTTAGACAAAAATTGAAATTAACTCAAGAATATTTGAAAATATTCCCAGCGATTTATGCTACAGCAGGAAATTCTACTGAAATACAAGTTGCCTTATCTGCTCTTTATCGTGCCGATGTTAATACTATTCAGTTAGGGGTTGTGTAATATGTCAACGGTTATCAACTTTGTTATAGATGCTGGTTCTAAATTTGAGGGTGTTGCGACTATTCAAAATGAGGATGGTACACTTTTTGATTTGACAGGATATGATCCTTTTTCTCAAATGAGAAAGAGTTATTACAGTGAACGTAATGTTGTAGAAATTCAAGCAACTATTCAGGGAGATCCTAAAAATGGGGAAATCTTACTTGAACTTGATCCATCTGTTACAGCGAATTTACCTACATTAATATCTAATAATTGGGTGTATGATATTGAAGCAAATAACCTTTTAGATAATACCGATATTAAGCGAGTATGTGAGGGTACGATCACAGTAAATCCAAATGCTACAAGATCACCCGAAATTGTAATACCGTAATGGAATAAATAATGATATGCCATTACAACCACAACGTAAAACTGCTAAAGTTAAAGATAATCTAAATCTTAAAACCACAATAAATACCAAGCACAATATTGGTGAAGCAACTATGCTTGCTGATTCTTTAGAAGCAAGGGTATTAGGTATTCCTGGACCTAAAGGTGATGATGGAACAGGTGGTGGTGGTGATGAAAGTTATACAAATTTTACACCCGTACCAGAAGATATAGGTGGTATTGAAGCAGGGGAAACTTTTGATGATGTACCATTACAAACAATGTGGGATAAACTTCTTTATCCTTATCAATATCCTACTTTTACAAATTTCTATATGGGTGGTCAATCTACAGTAATTGAAGTTGGTTCTGCTATTATAGGGGGCGTTAGGAATTTTCAATGGTCTACTAATAATGCTCAAAATATCAAAATTAATACCATTGAAATTTCTAGTGGTTCATCAATCTATTATAACAACGGTGCTAATGATGGAAATCAAGATGTAGATATTGGTTCGGATGTTATTAAAACTTCACCTAGTACACAAACTTATACAATCAAATCCGAAAATAGTAGAGATGAAATATTATCAAGAAATTATTCTGTAAGATGGAGATGGTCAAATCACTTTGGTAACAATAACAATACTTCATTAACTGAATCAGATATTTTAGGATTATCAGATAATGCGTTAGTTACTGGATATTCAGGTATCTATTCATTTGATGCTGGAGGTGGTTATAAATTCATTTGTTATCCTGTATCATTTGGAATGTATAATAAAGCAGTTGATGTTGATACAGGATTTGGAATGGCAATGGAAAATCCAGATATTGTCAATATCACAAATGTTTATGGAATTGACGATGATTATTATGTTCACAGAACAACCAATTTCATTAATGGTGCTATAAGGATACAATTATCATGAGTAAGATTCCAGGAACGGTTACATTATCGGGTATTATTGCCCCATCTGATGATCAAGATACTTATGCTGTTACAGAAGATACCTATAATAAAGGTGGTCATAGAACTGTAGAC